AGTATGTCTGCTGACTATATAGCCAGAGTCCCAGAAGAACATAAAAAGAGTTTACCTAAGTTAGATTTAATGAAGGTAGGATATACTGAAGATGGCTTGAAAGTCTTTAATTATTTGGATAAACAAGGGACGATCACTGGTATTAAGATACACAAATCTTATTGGGTGGAAGGGAATAAGTCCTGCCAGATATATGGATTAAATCTTTTACAGAAATATAATAAGAATAAACCCTTAATGATCTGCGAAGGTGAGACTGATATGCTTGTTTGCCCAAGTAATGCTATATCCTTTAGCGCAGGGGCAGGATCTATACCAGATGATATTTCACCAATATTAGAGTTTAAACAGATTTATATCGCATACGACCATGATTCGCCAGGAAGAGAAGGTGCAGAAAGACTGGCGGAACATATAAAGAAGAAAAGCAGAGGGATTAAGGTAATGATCTGCCAATGGAGTGAGTTTCTTGATGATGGATATGATATTAGGGACGAGTTTGCAAAGTTTAAAGCAGATACCAACTACCAATATGATGAATTAAAAGCTGCAATGCAAAATGCAGTTGAATTTAAACTACCGAGACGTGGATTTGAAGTAGTCTCTAACCATCAATTAGCGGCTGATCCTACGCCACCAGTAGACCATATTGTTCAATATCTACTCTATGAAGGCGGAGTAACACTCGTTGCGGGAACTGATGGAGTAGGTAAAACATGGTTTGCTCTGCAAATGGCTTACTCTATTGCATCAGGAACAGAGTTTATTGGATTTCATGTGAATAAAAGACCAGTATTATTGGTGCAGTTTGAATTAAGCATACCACAAATCAAAGAAAGATCGGGATTGGTTCATGTGAATTTCCCAAGAGATACGGATGTGAAGATAGCCAAGTTAGGTACAGAAGATATGATGTTTACCGAACAATGGAATAAGATTAAGGATACGATTGATGATATGGGAATGAGAGATGGAGTGGTAATCGTGGATAATATCTATAGTTCCAGTTCTGCCAAATTAAGTGATAATTCAGAGTTGCAATCCCTCCTGTCTATGATACACATGATTAAGACAAAGACAGGCAACGCTATTGTACTCATAGGGCATCATAATAAGCATACTAACCACGAAGAAGAACCTATGCTTACTAAAGGTCTTATACATGGGGGGAAACACTTAACCAATTATGTGAGTAATGTATTCCAAATAGGTGAATCTACATTAGGAACAGATTTAAGAAGAGGAAAAATAACCAAGATCAGGGATGAAGATTGTGATTTGAAGCAAATTGCATTTAAACTGAATTGGGATAGTGAAACATTAATGTTTGAAAGAGGTGCGGTGATTGAAAATGAAAAGCTGCATTGCATGGCAGTTTCTGAAAAATGGGAAATAAAGTTGATTAAAAAGTTCTATGAATATGCAAAGCATCAAGAATTTGATAGAAATAGAATATGGGCGTTTTTGGAAGCAGATCAAGGTTGGATGCCTACCACTTATAATGTTAATGTGAAATTATCAAGATACCTAAAAACTATGGTTGGATGGGGTCTGGTGATAAAGGAAAAGCATGGATTATATTCCTTTAATCATCACGAATTTGATTCAAATCATCACAAATAGCCATATCCTTGATTGATGATGATTTGATGATTTGGGGTATTTTAGGTATATGCCTTCACGACCAATATCATCATATCATCACTATATAATGAACGGGGTTATTTGTTAACTAAGAAAAAAGGAAAATATGTTTTTTACTGGATTGAAATTATGTAGTAAATGCGGAGTTTATGAAATCCAGGGAGATCGTAAAATGCGGAAGAAAAAGGTATTTCGTCAGCATGATTTATACTATTGGAGCCAACTTCCTAAGTATGGTTTAAAGCAAGAATTATGCCCAAAATGTGATCCAAATTCTGATTATGATAACTTAGTTGAACATTGGGGTTAACTGCTTGTGTATTCTTCGTAGAGTTCGTCAAATTCATTCTGGTCATTGACATTCCCATTCTTATCCAACTTCCAACCATTGTTTTGATTGTGGTTGATTTCAAGCCATTCACTAAAGCTCAGAACCTCCTGTTCATCACAATGTTCTCCACATTCGCTGCATATATTATGGAATTTAATCGGTGAACCACAACATTCGCTATATTTCATCATTCTCTCCTTTTTGAAAACTTAACAGAAATTCACACAACCAAACGATTAACACTAAAAATGCCATGTAATCACTTATCATAACTCACCTCCCTTTTGCTGCAATAACTCCCGATTAAGCATTAAGGCACTCTCTCTCCAAGTATCAGAGTTCTTGCGCTCTCTTGTTAACTCTGCTCTGCTTTGTAACAAAAGCAAGACCATGAGTATTATTACTATAACTATTAGGTTAGTCATTTTTCATTCTCCTTTTTATTATTCTCCTAAGTACAGGAACAGGGGCGGTAACTCATGCGGAGTTCTTAATTCCACCCCTGTTTTTTAGGAGAAAATTATTTTATTTGTTTAATCATTTAAAATTTGTTTAGCTTGTAATATTCCACGCTTATTACCACCCGCCATAATTAATAAATATGTGGCGTTATCTAACCCTGTTTGACCTTTTAACATGGTTAATAAGGGTAAGTACCTACCATAGTTATTTTGAGTGGTATACGGCTTATTTTCCGCATTACTTACAAGTTCTATTAATTCACTACGAATTGAATTAAACAAACTCGTTAAATACTTATTTTTAGTTAGTTCTGCTTTGTTCATTCTCATTCTCCTATTTTTAATGATATACCAAACCTATTTTATCCGTTGTTATCATCGCCATATCATCTTCTGTGCAGTTAGTGTAACCATTCACTTTTAACTCGTCTAAACTCTTAAATATGACGGCTTTTTTATCCGTATTTTTAATAAGGTTATCCTTTTTGCCACTCGTAGAAAAACAAAAGACAAAATTATCGGGTGCTGTTATATGTTTAAAGAATGGAACACTTTTAGTATACCCGTAAAAAATTATATTAGGGTTATTCTTTGCAATTTTTACCCATGTTTTAAGGTACTTTAACGAATAGAAATCTCCGCTTGAATGTATCCGCACATATTGCACTTTCTTGCTCACCAATTCAGATTGAATAAGTTTTATAAATTCACTCGTCTTTTTAGTTAACTCAAAATTAAAATTATACTTATCCTGTACATTCTTATATAAGTATGTACCCTTATGCGCATAACAATATGAGATACAATCTTTAGCAAATGGGCAAGAATCAATAGCGGGTAGATTAAATTCAAATAACTTTACTCCGTGTAATTTGCCCGTCTTTTTTATCTTTTTATTTGTATTGGTTAATAGATTCATTGTGTTTTCTCCTGGTTATTAAATACTGCTGTAGTAATTATCAGCAGCATCACTTATTAATTCCTTAGCTACGGAATAACATTCTTTTTTAGTCATCTTTGGAAATAAGGATGAAACTCCCCAAAATCCTCTGTGATCTGTATCAAATGATGGGTCACCCCAATGAACCATGTATGAATCATCTACAACTTGCAATCTTATATCTTGATATTCATCTTGATATTCAGGATCATAATTTTCATTAAATAATTGCGCATGATGTACTATCTCATGTGTCAATTCTTTTATGGTGATATTTGTATTATTTATTTTCATTGTGTTTTCTCCTGGTTTGAAGGGGTGAGTAATTCCACCCCTAACTTTTCTTATTAAAAAAGGGTTTAGAGGGCTGATGATAACTTTACATTATCAGGCAAGTCATTAAACCGACATCTAAAAGACCCAACCTTATTTCCGTTCATGTCGTTAATTTGTTTAGCCACTAAATTATCCGCTGTAATAGCTATGGTTACTTTTTTTAATATAGATCGTATCTGATATTCAAATGCGTCTTCAAATGCGGCGTTTGATGTATCTATGTCTACAATTATTCTCATATTCATTCTCCTGTTAACCTGTTCATATTCGCCCCTCGTGGGCTAATTGATATTACTAACTAAAAGTAACGAAAACAAACGATAAGTAAGAATGATAATATATAGTAACACATAGCACATCACATCGGTGAATGGTAAGTACCTGGTTTTACTGTAGTTATGAAGCATGAATGAGACGGGGAAAACTGCCGCATAATATAAGGAGTGACGAGAGCGAGAGAGTGACGAGCCAACCCACCCCCCCCCATAGGCGCTCGGGCAAATGCGTATAGGTGTATTATGCACACCAGACATATTTTATGACCAAAAAGACTTTTTTTCTTCTCTACAGAGTACGGTAAAAATCTATATCCTGTTATTATTTAGGATACGCTATCGTACTCAGCGTACTTTGGTTATGGTAGTTGAACTCGTAGGAACTCTAAGTGTATATTATCGTTGTACTTACATGGCAAAAGCTAAGAAAACAAAGATCGAAGTTATTAAGCAGGCTACAAAAAACGTGCAGGACAATCCATATCTGGGTTCTTTCCTGAAAGAATATCAAGAGGAGACTGGCTTAAAGACTCGGTTTACTGCAAAAAAGAACAAGTTTTTGACATATTTGGTTGCCAACAACGGTTTTATCACTCCAGCAGCTAAAGAAATGGGTTATTTCCCAGCATCAGTTAGGTTCGCAATGAAAGCTGACCCTGCATTTCAGCAGGCGGTCAAAGCAATACAAGATGGATTTATGACTGAACGCTTGGATGAACTCGAAAAGCTCTCTTACACTCAGGCGGGCAAGCCTGGGAATGTAACTGAGCGTATTTTCCAGTTAAAGGCGCATAACCCTGGCAAGTACCGTGATCGGGTTAACCAACAGAATACGCAGGTGAATGTGATGGTTTCGGGAACTTCTCCAAAGGATAGGGCAGCAATATTAAAAAAGATGAAGATAAACTGAGTCGTTTAGAGCGTGACGCGATTAAAAGTAATATTTATATGACCCCCAGGGACATATATTCTATGTTTTTGCGTACATCTTATGGTTTGTCGCCACCTCTCTCTTTTCCATCATTTGCTTAATTCTACTCCTGTTCATCTTTAGATTTTAGAACATAGAATTCACGAAAACCGACCTGAAAATCACGCTGGCTTAGACTCATTTCCTTTACGGTATTTATAACACTAATACC